CCTCATTGTAGACATTGAATCTATCGGTGTTTATTTTTTCAATCAATTCTTTTGCAATCTCATTAAAATCCATACAAAACCATATTTGTTAATTTTACAATACATACATACTTCATATAAATATGTTCTTAAATTTGTTTAATGTGTCCAAAATCTTCTCCCGAGTAAATTTTTATGGTCATATTATCAGTTTCAAATGCAGTCTTTAACACATCAATTAAATGTTTTTCATCTGGATGAATATCGAAAATAAATGCATCATAAAGATACATCATAAAAACTGATTTCTTATCTACTAAATGTGGTAAGATACTTTTTATTTTACGGACATTGTATTCCGTTTCCAACGATTGTAGAACATAATTAAATACTTTATTCGGTGTTGCATCTTGAATATCTCTGAAAAGTTTTCCGTAAAACCAAGACTTCACCACACCATCAATTTGATACCGATAATACAATTCATCTATGAGTGCTTGAACGGAACGAAAGAAGGTATGATTCATAAACTCTGGAGTTATCATCCCATATATGTTCTGGAATACTTTACCTTTGAATTGGTCATAGTCCATATCTATTCCCAAATCATTTTGTATTTGTTCGTAAGGATGATATTCAAATCTATAATCTAATATCTTTGCCAATAATTTTATATGGAAAGCATCGTAGTCAAACTGAACAATCTTTCCTCCATCAAACCGTGAACGAATTTTATCTCTACTACCGTCTTTCTTATTCATTGCAGAGAAGTTAAATCCACCCCAAGCATTACTTGGTCTGCCTGTTGCCGTATACCACATATAATTTTGTTTCTTCCATTCGTCACCAACAAGAATATCATTTTTTTCAATCTCATGGAATACATTTATGAAATCATTACAATAGTCTATGCAATTTTGAGTAATTGGATTATCTTCATAAATCTTCATAACATATCTTGCAATTCTTCTTGCCCATTCCAATTGTTTTGAAAGTGGTATGACTTGACCTAAATCTTCTATCTTGTAAAATTTGTTTGCAAGTATTTCCATTCCTTTCGGGTAAAATTCATGTGGGTTTATGCTGTCTGATATGTAGTAATGAAGATATGAATTTATATCAATACCATCGGTTATATTGTTATACACTAACGTCTTTTTATTGAACACAAGGGTTTTGGGATGCAAACGAATATCATGTAAACTAATATCACTATCAATTTCATCTGGATGTGTAAAGTTTAGGTATTGTTCTTCGCCATCCGTAAAAAGAAAATACATACCAACGATACTAACAATAGATTGATGTTTGTTTGGATTGCTTGTGATTGGAATGCAAACCGAAGGTTTTTCTTGAAATATCATATACTAATTTGGATTGATTGTAACATAACCCAAATATAATCATTTTTTTTGTAAATTCAAAATAAAAATTTATAGATTATTCAATCCAAATCCGGGAATTTTATCCTCTGCTGTATCTGAAACGTTTTCTCGACTTACATTCGGTATAGATGTTTCGATAGAGATTGGCGTATTAGATATAGGTTCTTTTGTTTCAACTCTTGGTTTTACAGCTGGAACATTCTCATACACAGTCAATTCTCTTGGATTGCGAACTAGTTGTTTAATCAAACGAAACTTTTTTGAATATCTATCTATAATTCTTAAATTAGTATCTATAACACCTGGCATTTTTAATAAGTATCCATCGTGAATATCATATTCAGGACCGTCAACTTTCCAAGGCATTGAAATCATTTCATATAGATATTGGTTTATACCAATGGTGCTATCACCATACTCCTGTGATTGTTCTGGAGATATTTCAAAAAATACCCGTTCTCTCTCATTTCTTTTTGTAACAAAATATCTATATGTTGATCCCGCGTCAATCTCTTTTTGTGTCAGTTGTCTTTTTACAGGTCTAGGTGATGTGAATTTATAGTATTCATCTGTATTGTTTCTTTTCTTTCTACGAATGCCTGGATTATTTGTTCCTGTTTTGTAAAAATGTTTTAGGTCATAATACTTCTTTTTTGGCTCTGATAAATTTCTAAACCTTATTAGTCTTTCTGATTTCAATGGGTTCCATTCATGTTCGGTAAAGACTTCACCAGTTGTATATCTGTGATAAAAACCAACATAATCTGTAAAGTCTCTAAGCAACATAAATTCGCGGCCATTAGTAAATAGATTTTTTACTATTTGACTTTCAGGATAATAAATTTTTTGTCTATAATCTTTTATATTCATTATCCTAACCTCATAATTCCTTTCAAACTTGTTTCCCAAGTATTAACATCTATTTTATTATTGATACCATTGATTGCAAATACAGAACCGCCATATCCTGGTGGTTTAAGATTTGTATTTATTGCCTCATTGAAGCCCCATCCGGAACACCCATCTATCGTTACACCAAAATCTATTGGAAACAATACCCTCTTTTTTGAATGATGTCCACCCATAGCTTTTTTCTTCAACTTCAAACAACCTTTCATCGAATCGCCCCATGTAGTATTTATTCCATTTTGATCGGCTTGATTTAATAAATCTTGAATTGCTGATCCTGGATTTGAACCATGTGTTGCACCTGGTTTAGCAGGTGTATCAACATTACCGCCACCCATTATTGCAGCACCCATTGTTGAACTTGTTTTACATGATATACTAACATTTTTAAGCATGGGTTTACCGAAACTTGCATTGAAACCGAACCCACTTTGGGGATCACAATAACTCATATCTTCTACTGAAAGGACTGATAGTGATTTACCAACACCGCCACAACTTGGAAATTTCTCAATAACTTGTGTTGCTAACTGCCACCAATCACCAGATGCTTCATTGGCTCTCTTACATAGTTCATTCAAAAAACTTGTTAAATTCTTTTGATTAGCATTACCATCGTTATTATCATTAAAAAATTGTCTCCAAGTTTCTTTAACATAATCACAATTAAACCATATACTACCTATTGGACTTCGGTTTGTTGGCATAGCAGGACTTCCACCCTTATATGTGCATTGTGGCCATAAAACTTCCATAGGATATGAACTCATAAACCCATCTGATCCAGGACCACCTGCCTTTGTTTTATTCGCAATATCAACCCCCTTAACTGCTCCCTTTGTTGCTGAAACAATTAGTGGTTTTAGGTAATCCTCCATACTTCCAAAATTAACATACCAAAACTTTTTAACAATTGGTTTTGTTATTTGGCCGGCACTACCTGCACTGCCACCAGAAGGCGGTGGTGTTCCAGACGAACCTTGACTTCCCTGACTACCGGCAGCACCAACAGCAGCTTCATCAAATTTATTAACTTCATCTGTTTCTGGTGGATCGGGTTGCCATGGTATACCAACTGCAATATATCTTAAACTGCCAATTGTTGTTGCTCCTTGTACCTCCCATGCTTTAATACCATATATTTGTTCTGGAGCACCAGTGCCAGGTGTCAATGCTCCCATTACTGAACCTGCTGCTCCACCGCTTCCGGCAGATGGCAATGGATTTAATTGAGCCATTGCTTGATCTATAGAAGTTCCCAAATCTGCACCAACAGCTTTAAGTTGCTTAGCATCAAGTGGAGCAAACGGAGGATCATTTGGGGTAGCAGTTGTTGATGCTCCTGCTGCACCAGATGGACCGGTTGAAGTGCTGGAAGGTGTAGTTTCTGCGTTTGGCTTTGAAAGATTACCAGTTACTCCGGTTGCAATAACACCTTGAGCAAGAAGTGATGTGGATGCATTGATAGAAACATCGGTATTTACAGACCAACTAAAATCCATAACCATACCACTAAAACCAAATTTCGAAGCACACTGCGAACTTGCCCACGTTGTCCATCCAAAAGAAACACCTATGTTTGCACCTGGTTTGAAAAATGAACCACCAAATCCTATATCAAGACCACTAGCAGTTAGTGCAGGATAAATTGTAAAACTGATTGATGCCTTTATTACCGATCCCATTGCACCTTCATTTGATGTATCAACACCGGTTAAAATTGGTAGAGTTGGTGTGTGTGACTTGGGTTTATACAATGAAATATCACCACCCTTTGTTATATGTTCTTTCCCTTTTGGAAAAGTTAAACCACCAGCATTTGCCCAAGTTTTTCTACCGTATGCCCAATAAATACCAGCAGCAGATGGATCTGCACCACCACGAATTTTTTTACCGTAAACAATACCACGAGCATTAACTTCACCAGCGCCTGGACCTGGCGGCCGAAGAAACGGGTTTGTTACACCTATACTCCATGCCATAATTACCTCATAAAATTATACTGTTGAAACAGAGCACCTATACCTGTTATTTTATCATAGTATGGTATTCGTATTACTAATCCAGGAGGTATTACTAAACTTCCTCTACCTAAATTATTAACGGAAGCAAGAACAAACCAATAAGATGCATCCCCATAATAATCAAACGCGAGATTATCTAATCTATCCCCTAAATGTGAAACTATGAAAATATCTTCATTATTAGAAAAACCGGGATAAAAAATGCTAGATAATCTACTAACTCTTTTTTGTGTGCCATCTGGGTTAGTTTTATTTATTCCAGTTATAGTATTACATTCTTCATATCTATTGGGCATAGTATCCTTTTGCTATAAAATATACAACATACTAATAAATATACCGTAAAATAAAATTACAATATATTAAGGGGGATTTTTATTTGATGCTTGTTTAGCAGCATCTTGAGCAGCTTTCTTAGCAGTTTCATCTGCGATTCTCTTTGCTTCAGCTTCTTCATAAGCTTTGGTATCTGCTGCATATTTCTTCTGTTCTTCCGCGTCCGCAGCGTCTAACGCCTCGTCTCTAGCTCTATTCTTTTCAAATGATTCTTGCTGACTTGCAGGCAGCCAGGTGTACACAGTTTCTTCCTTTTCTTCAAATTCATCGTCTTTACCACCTGGTTTTTCTATTCTAACTTTTTGTTTAACAGGAACTTTAACATATCCCATTTTCTTATAGTCTTCATCTGATAATCCATCGCCGTCTTTAATGTCCTCAAATGGTTTTAAGTCTGCTTCTCTTGTTGGATCTTCATCTGCTGGTGGTTTAGCATCACCATCATTTGTTCGGAAGAAGTTTATTCTTTCATCATTTGACGATATTGCTGGCATTAAACCATCACCGTTAATATCATCATACAATGAATACATGACACCACCCCATTCAGGACGATAATTACCTATGACAGTAAATCCAACTGCAACCTGTATTGTTTTTGGTAGTTGTAATACGCCTGGTTTTGCTTCTTCATTATTATAGTTCTTATCTTCTTTCAAGTGTCCAGTTTCCCAAGTTCCACCAACATTATCAAATGTATATGATAACGAATTTATGAATCCAGGCGTCTTTCTGAATAGATGCCCTATGTTCAAACGGCATATTGGGGATCTAAATTTTCCACTACTATAATCTGGAGCAGTCCATGATGCAAGATAATTCAATTTACGCCACGTTGCCGCCTGTTCATCGCGAGATCCAATGTGAACAGTAAATCCAAAACTAACATCTCTTTCATAAGAACCGTATAAGTAAATTGGATCCCCTCTACCCATATACATTTGAGGACTCCAACTTGGTTTGTGATTGTCAGTTATGCTATCAAATGCTGCTCTAAAAACTATTGCTTCAGCCGCTTTGCCGGTTGCTCCTTTACCCGATAATTGTGTGCTTGTAAAATAAAATGTTATTAAATCTTTTTTACCTGGAATTTCTGTATCATTAAGTTCATATACGTCTGCATCATTCATTAGTTTGACAGGATCTCTCCATTTTTTGAAATCTATTATGTTTATACGGTCTCCTCTAAACTCATACCCATCACCTTGTTTTTTTACAACTTTACCACCATTGTATTTTATATTACTTCTGAATGGTTTACTTCTATCTGCACCAACTTTACCAGGATTACCAAAACCAAACTTATCTTCCAAATTATTTGTCTTGTAATCTATTACAGCAGGATCAGTAGAAAATGTTTTCTTTTTGTCACCCCATTCAATATCATGTCTAAAATCATTATAGTCATGTGAACGGTTTGCATCTCCACGTGGAATCTTTTTAAGTTTTCCGTAAGCAACCGCAGCATACTGTTTAATCGGTGCATCTGCTTGTGTTTGTCCAGTTGGTATTTGTTTTAATACATCTGGTAATTGTATTGGCATTGTTGATTGAATATCGGTATCACCTGCAATGTTTGCACGGGTTCTATCAATATAAGCAATAGGTCTTGGTGTAAACGGATCTTTTTGTTGAATTAACTTATATGCACTTGGTTGAATAAAAGCAGAATTATCAGGATTAGTTTTACCACCAGGATATTCTTGACTTTCTTTTCCAGACAAAGTTGAACCACTAACCAAATATGATAGAGCAGTCATTAAACCATCAAAGGTATTTGATGATTCTCTATATTGTTTTTCTAATCGTCCCGAATAGGTATTATTTGTTCCGGCTTCGTCTTCTGCAGAATCACCGGTTTTTGTTTTAGGACCAAACCAAGTTTCTCTTTTTGCTGTTGATGGATATGATTCTGGTAAAATTCCAGACGTATCATAATGAATCATAAATGGATGACTGGCTCTATTTATTATGGTTTCACCATTTGGATCAGTTCCAGAATTAGGTCCACCTAAACCACTCAATCTATAAATTTTAGAGCCCCTTTCTTTTTGTGCACTTGATATTGCAGCCGGAAGTTTTGAATTTATAGGAACAAATGCAGATGGTATCAATTCGGATAAAAGAGCAATCAATCTATTATATTTGTAAACAGAATATACATTACTTGTCTTTTGTATTGCAGATGATAATATAGTTCCACCATTTGATGACTCTCTTGGGAATTTCATAACATCTATTTTATTACCAAATTGATTATCTGCAGAAGGATTCATTTTCTTAACAACTCTTTCATAATAATCGAAGTCATCAAGATTATTAGAACTTGGTTTATCGCCATGACGAATACGAATAGCACGACCCCTTAATGTATTATCACGTATTGCATTAAGTAATGAGTCTGAATTATACATTCTTGTCTTTGCCGTTGGAGAAGACAAAGTGCCAGGATTATCCCAATCATTGAGTGTATCAACGAATGGATTATTGTCATATAATTGTGTTTGTAATGTTTCCCATTTTTGACCGCGAGGACTTTTCAACCACAAATCAATTCGTTTTACATCTAACGCATTTATATCACTAAATTGATCCGAATACCCACCTTTTGAAACAAAATCTACAGATCCGCTAGGAAATCTTGAATTACCCCATCTTTCGTTCTTAACAACATCTTTTATTTGAATACCACGAAGAACATAAGGATCCTGTCTAAACCCACTTGAATTATATGAATCCGTATCTAATTGAAACTTTCTGTATTGTAAATTTAATTGCCCACCATTTTCAGAATATCCATACAAATAACTTCCGTTAATTTGTCTATTATCTCGCATGGTTCTTTCATACTTCTTATTGTAAGCACCTGCAGTTTTTGGTAATACTGTTCTACTTGATACATAATACGGATGTGTTGAATCATTTATTGTTATATTTGGAACTTGATTCTCCAAAGAAGCAAGAGTTCCTGGTTGTGTCCAAGGACGTTTACCCAAAGATAACGGTGCAAATTCTTCACCTTTAACAGTTGTTACTCCTCCGGAAGCACGAGCATTAGAAACCGCAAGTCTTCCACCATCATCTAAATTATATGTTAATGTTGGATTGATTATTGGATAAAGAGTTCCATCATTTGTTGACATCTTCGGTAAGAAACCGTCTCGTTTTACCGGAGAAAAACCAAAGAAGTTTGTAACTGGAGTATCTAACCCACCAAATTTAATTTTGTTAGGTCCGCTTTCGGTTGAGTGTATTGAATATCCAGATTGATAATTTGTTTTTGTTTTATCCGTGTAGAATGTTTGGAAACCTCTACCGGCTTGTGTTGTATTGTTTTTTTGCTGAACATCAATATATTGTTTACCAGTTGGTGTTCTGTATAACCCAAAGTAATTATTACTTGGTGCACCGGTCCTGGATCCTTTCCAAGCAAATTCAGATGATTCAGTTGAGTATTCTGTTAGTGGTCTTCCACTACCTTTTCGCATTATATCTATTGAGAAACCACTTTGGTTATTATCTGGAAAATAATTTATACCAGTCGGTCTTAAACCTGCAAAACCAAATCTTGAAGATTCATTTATGTATTCCGTATCTGGATTACCTGCGCCCTTTGGCATAATATCAATAGTGAAACCACCTTGGTTATCATCTGGAAAGAAACTTTGTTTAGCAGGCCTACCACCGTCAAAATCAAATATAGAAGATTCTGTCTTGTATTCTGTTCCAGGTCTACTACTACCTTTTGCCATAATATCAAGAGTAAATCCAGTTTGGTTACTATCTGGAAAGAAACTTTGTGGTTTTGGTCTACTACCGTCAAAATCAAACCTTGAAGAATCAGCAACATATTCTGTTGGAGGTAAACCTTCGTTTCTCTTAATATCCATAGTGAAACCGGATTGATTTGTATTGGCAAAGAAATCAATTACCGATTCTAATGGATTACCTGGTCTTCCACCCTTAAATGTATAGAATGAACTCTCATGGAAATACTCTGTTCCAGTTGGTTTACTTTTCCCCTTTGGTTGTATGTTTAGAGTAAATCCTGTTTGATTTATTTTCTCTTTATCAAAGTAATCTGTGCCAGCTTTTGGAAACTTTCCAGTAAATGTAAATTCAGAAGAATCTTTTACATACTTACTATCGTATAATTCGGGAAGTCTATGAAAACCTATGGTTGTAAACTTACCTTTCAAATCAAAATAATTTACTTGTGGAGCTTCATCACGACTACCGTTCCAATCAAATATAGATATTTCTGGAACATATTTCGTGTCATATATTTCCGCAAGTCTATGAAAACCGGCAGTAGTAACTCTTTTGCGAATATCAAAAAAGTTTACTTCTGGAGAATCACTACGACTTCCATCCCAATCAAATTCAGAAGATTCTTTAATATACTTTGAATCATACTTTTGTGCAAGTATATGAAAACCTGTTTTTGTAAATTTATCAGGCAAGTCAAAATAATTAACTGCGGGTGCGGCAGACCTATTTCCATCCCAATCAAACCGTGATGATTCTTTTATGTATTTGGATTCATATTCTTTGGCAAATGTATAAAATCCTGCATTTGTATGAGTTGATTGTAAATCAAAATAGTTTATTGCAGGTGCATCATTTCTTAAACCATTCCAATCAAATTCAGAAGAATCCTTAATATATTTTGATTCCTTGAATGAAGGGAATGTATGAAATCCAACACTTGTAAATCTACCCAACAAATCAAAATAATTAACTGCGGGAGCATTTTGTTTCGTTCCATCAAAATCAAACTGTGAAGAATCTTTTACATATCGTGTATCATACAGTCCATGAAATTTATCAAATCCACTATTAGCATATTGGTTCTGTATATCAAAATAATTAACAACAGGTGCATCTTGTCTATTTGCATTCCATGTATGTATTGAAGATTCATTTATGTATTTTGTTTCTAAAAATGGAATAAATATATCAAATCCAGAAGTTGCATTTTTTACTGGTATATCCAAGTAGTTTACAAAAGGAGCATCATCTCTTGTTCCAACCCAAGTAAATCTTGATGAATCTGGAACATACAAAGATTCGTATGGTTGAGCAAATGTTGTGAACCCATCAGTAGTTTTTCCCGCCGTTAAATCAAAATAATTTACTGCTGGTGCATCTTGTCTGTTTCCATCCCAAATAAATTCTGATATGTTTTTTAGATATTTGGAATCATACTTTTGAGCAAATACGTGAAAACCAGTTGATGTAAATTGTTTGAATTGATCCAAATAATTAACTGCAGGTGCATTTTGTGTGGAATTTCCTACCCACACAAATGTGGAAGAATCTTGAACATATTTTGAATCCATAAACCCCGCAAAGTTATGGAATCCCATATTAGAATTTACACCAGCTTGATCGAAATAGTTTACAGTTGGCGATTGTTGTTTGTTTCCATCCCAATCAAATATAGATGAATCTGGAATATAATCAGATTGACCTTGTAAAGCAAATTTTGTAAATCCATCTGATGTATTCAAGAATATATTATCAAAGTAGTTTACAGTTGGAGCACCTAACCTATTTCCTTGCCATCCTAAAAATGATGTTTCAGTTTTATATTCTGTTATTTGCGGTTGTGCAAATATAGTAAATCCACCAAGAGTATTGTTATTATTACCATCAAAGTAATTTACACCAGTTATTTTTGTAAAATCATATTGAGAAGAATTTGGTTGGTAAAGAGATTCTGCTGGATTAACAAATGTTTGAAATCCTCTACCATTTGTATCAGCAAATGCATTTGTAAACGGACCATCATCTGATCCACCTGTCCATACAAATTGTGAAAAACCAATATACTTACTATCACCAATTTGTTGTCTTTGATTAAATCCTATTGCAAACTGATTTGAGAAAAAGTTTACTTCTTGTAATCCTAAAATAGAATACAATGAATTTATCGATTTCTCATATCTTCCGCCTGGAAATGTTGGTGTTATTCCATCTAAATTTAATTGACTTCTATCGGTATCATGGATTGTTGTTCCTGAATATCTAATTGGACTCTTATCATCGGTCTCTATCATTTTTTCAAGTTCCGATGTTCCAATAAATTTTATTGGTGTGCCGTCTATATTAAACTCACTACCATCGTTAGTGTGGATAGTTCCTTGATTAAGTCTTAACACAGTAACATCTGGATTTACAACAAGACCTTCCTTTATAGTATCTGTTATTATATTTGGCGATTGTTCTTGTCTACTAAAACTCAACGGAGGAATTATAGGTTCTATTTCTGGTATTATTATATTATCAACCGCATCATTTACATTCTTTGTTATTTCAACTGTATTTTCTGTTCTATCAAAAAACTGTGGTGGTCTTGTTATTTGAATCAATGGGTTTATTATATTACCAATAGGTGATAATATATCAGTATTGATTACAACTGCCTGGTCCGTTCTATCAAATGATTGTTGCGGAACGTTTATTACTGTTCCTGGATTTGTTATATTATTGGATGCATCATTTATATTTCTTGATATATTTGGGGAACTATCTTCTCTCTCAAATGTTTGTGCAGGTCTATTGAGTTCAATATCAGATCTATTATTGTTTTGACCCGGTGTTGTTCTACTTACTTCAACTTCCGATTCACTTAATCTACTTTGAAATCTTGTTTGTGATATTTTTGAAAATTTAGACTCTATTTGATCCAAACCAATTCCGGATGCAAGAGGTAGTCTTGAATCACTAACTGATGGCGATAATGCAGATACACTGTTTATCAATAAATTTTCAACAGGAGTTTGAACTATATCGTCTAGTTTTGTAGATGAAAGTCTATCTTGAAGTTCGACTCTTTTATCTGATGGTATAACTATATCATCAAATTTTGATGATTCCAATTTACCAACCAAATCAACTTTGTTTGGTTTTTTTGTATTATCTAATTCTGTTGTGCCTAATTTTTTAGTAACATCACTTGGTTTTGGTTTTTTTATTTCATCGAGTTTTGTTTTTCCCAATTGACTTGTTAAGTTTACAACTTTTGGTTTTTTTATATTAGGAACTTCTTTGTATAAACTATCTGTAATTGGTTGGTTAGTTGCAAAATTTTTGTCACTAGTAGCAGATGATGCTTCTGGAGAACTCTTGCCCTCTTTTGAAACCTCTGACCTGTATTTAGCCAAATCCGATTTTAAGTCTACTAATGCCATTATTTACATATCCTGTTTAATTCAGTAATAAATATGAAAGTGTGTTGTTTTATTGTGCCTGACGACCAAATGTGTTTTGAACATTATATGATTTCTTAATGTCTAATGTTGAACGTATTTCTTCAACAAACCTATCACCAAATTTAATAATTGTTGGTTGACCTGCAATACTACTGAACAACCCAATAAGTTGATCCAACTTACCTTCAACTCCACTCATGTTTACTCCACCAGCAGCAGGACCGGCTACACCACCACCAGCAGCGGCTCCCATAGCACTTGGTGATGCAGAAACAGATTGCATTCCAATCGGAGATACTGCAGTTGCTGCGGGGGTTGATATATTTGATTCTGCACCCTTCTTTCCTTCTTCTTCTTTTTCACCACCACCAAAAATTGATGATATTCCGCCAACTATTGAATCCATTACTTTCGATGCCTTAGATTCAGTAGAAGTTTGATTTATTTTTTCAAAAACTTGTCCAAGTTTTTCAACATCCATACCAGCAATAGTATCTGCAAGAGTTTTAAGTGATGTTGAAATTTCCAACAAACTTTTAGCAACAGCAGAAAGTTTTTCAGGTTCTAATGATGCAATCAATTTTTGCATTGTTGATAGTGGACTTTCGCCTCCAAGAAGACTTCCAATCCCTTCCATGATTGCACCACCACCTAAACTTTGCATTAAGTTACCTAGTGATTCTTTGAATTGATCAAGTTTTGTTGTATCTATTGTTTGTAGACTTGTTCCAATCATTGCCAGACCGGCAGATAACATAGTTACACCCGCGGCAATTCCTAATAATCCTGATGGATCAACTTCTCTAACAAGTGTCATCAACATATCAAATGGACTATCACCACCAAATAAACTTCCCAAACCTTCTAATGCGGCACCTATACCACTACCACCACCAAATGCAGCGAGAGCACCAGCAAGTGCTGTTATACCACCTGCGATTCCAAATAATTGTCCTGGATCCATTTCACCAAGAGCAAGTAATCTATCTATAAATCCATATATTGCCCCAGCAATCGCATTTATGACATCAACGATTGCACCACCAACTGTGCTAATTACTGTATTTAGTCCTTCAAAGAATGTTTGTAATAATGGTCCAACAGAACCAGCGGCGGCACCTATTACATAAAGTGCGGCGCCAAATATAAGAAGAGCACCGGATAATACAGCCAATACTGCTGCACCAGCAAGGAATAACGGAGCAGCTGCACCTAATAATGCAGCAACTGCAACCAAACCAAGTAGTGCAACACCTGCTTTTGCCATATCTTCCCATTTTATTCCAACAAAGAATTGTAATGCAAGACCTATTACATAAAGAGCTGCACCTAATATCAACATAGCAGCTGCACCTATAATCATTTCTTTACTTGCCTTACCCATCAAATACGCAATACCTGCAAGTCCGAGAAGAGCAACACCAGCTTTTGCCATTGCAGCCCAATCAACTTTCATAAATTCTTGAACTGCTTTAGCAGTTACATAAAGAGCTGCAGCAAGAATTAGTATAGCAGCTGCACCTTGCATCATTTTTTTAGTGTCCATTTTATTTACAGCATCAACTATACCATCCATGAATCCACCACCCTTCTTTCCAGCCTTTGGCATTTTTGCCTTTTTTGAACCACCCATTCCACCTGCTTTATCTGCAACCATATCTTTCATTTTTGAACCAAACGCACCCGCCTTTTCAGTAACTTTTCCGAATGCTCCACCCAATTTACCAGTAACTCCACCCGCTAAACCTTTAATACCATCCATTAGTGGACCCTTCACCATATCGAACAGACCCATTGCTCCTTTACCGGCTAATTTGAAACCAGCCGCTACACCACCTGGTCCAGCAACTTTAAGTGCCATTGCACCTATACCTGCAACTGATGGGTTTATGAATCCCATTAGTCCACCGACTGCTCCACCTGCATCCGCGAAACCACCAACTAATTTACTAACAAATTCTATTATTTGTGGTAATCTTTTCATTAAAGTTTGAACCGCTTCCATCAATTTTGGAAGTGCCTCCTTTACACCAGCAGCAATAGCATCCATATCAATTTCATCTATCATTTTTTGGAAAACTGAAACACCTTCACCTCCATCTTCCAATCCACCAACTATTTCGAGAACTGCATCAATAACAGGAGCAAACTTTTGTTTCAATTTTTCAACAGCATCAGCCATCGCTTCTTGTAAACTGGCGGAACGTTTTTCAGCTGCAAGTTTTTCTATGTATGCCTTTTGTTGATCATTTGCCGCACTCTTTGATGCCTCCGCAAGTTCTTTTGCATTCATCTTTGAAAGATTTTCAGCCATAGTGGCATCTATTTTTGCTTCTTTGAGTTTTTCAGCGTTAGTAAGCATATCTGTCATTTCTTCAACAGACATACCCATTGCCTTTGCCATTGCCTCCTGTTGAATAGCATTCATTCCTTGAAATTCCTCCAAAGAACCGGCTTGATTTAATAATTCTTCTTGAAGATTGTATATGTCACCTTCCATTGCATATCTTCTAGCGGCATCTAATTGTAAGTTTTTACCAGTCAATGCTTGTGCTTCCATTTCTGCAGTAAGAGATGATTCCAAATCAAGCATACCACGACCAATATCTTTAACTTTCTTAAGATCCATACCCAACATTTTTGCCTTCATAGCGGCAGCAGCAAGTTCTTTGGTTGAACCCTTAAATGCAACTGCAACTTCTTTTGGAACACTTGCAAGTGTTTTCATTGCTTCTTTAGCATTCATTACCCCTTTACCAACACCAACGGCATCTTTTACAAGATTGTCCATTGACGTTCCGGTAATAATGGATAAGTCTTTTATTTTTGCAACTTCTTCACCGGATAATCCAAATTGTTTAGTTAGAATAGATGCTTGTTTTACAAAATTTGTCATTTCTTTATTACCAGCATTTACCATACCAGCAACATCCATCCCATTGAATGCCTGTTGAGCTGCTTCTATACCAACTGCAATTTCTTTGGAATTTATTCCAGTAATTTTCATTTCATTTGATATTCTTGCTGTATTTTTATACAACTCACGGGCTTCGTTTTTACTCATAGCAAAGTCTTTACCCATTTGTGATATTTGCCCATCCACTTCCATCAATACACCGAATGCCTTTTTTAGTCCCCCAACTAATAACCCAACACCACCTGTTAATGCACCAAGTCCCATACCAGCAACTAACTTTGGACCCATTGCAATCATACTACCAAGACCTTTAGCACCTTCTTTGAAAGCATCTTTGAAATTACCTTTGAGTCCATTTTGGATAGCAGCAGTAAATGACTTATTCATATTATCTGCTGTTTTATCTATGCCAAGAATTTTTGTAATCTGCTCACCACCTGGAAGATTTTTAACCCAACCACCCATGGCGGTTCCAATCTTAGATCCAGTCCCCTCAATCAGTTGAAGACTTGCATTTTGTTTTTCAATTACTTTATTTTGAGCATCTATTGTATCAAGTCTTTGTTCTTCTAATTTAATACCCTTCATCAATGTTGCTTGATCTGCTGCACTCAAACCTAACAAATTATTTTCAACATTATATCGTTTGATAGCAAGTGCTTCTCTTGCCTTATCAGTTTCTACTATTTTTGCTTGACCTTTTTCTATTAAACCAGTTTGTGCAACTGAATCTTGATACAGTTGTGAAACATCACTATTTATACTTCTCATATCATCAAGATTTGTCTTAAATGCACCGCTTGTGTTATATCCCTCTTTTATAGAGTCTCCAATTTTATCCCAATAATCTGCTATTTCACTATTTGTTCCCTTACCCTTTTCTAGCGTTTCTGCATATTTTTTTGATTTATCGCTCATAATACCAAGTCGAGCGCCAATATCTACGGTTGCTTGTTTTTGTTCATTGGCAAGTTTGAGAGTTTTATCTGCAATTTCTTCGCGTTCTTCGTCTGTTTTTTTTGATTTTTGTTGTGTTTTGTAGTTTTCTTCTGTTCTGGTTTTTGTTTCTTTTTGAAACTTCTCGGCTTTTTTAGTTCTATCTTCGGAGTCCTTTTCTATCTTCTCTATTTTTTTGCGCACTTCTTCTTCTTTCTCTACGGAATCCATGAGAACTGCTTCTAATGATATAAGTTTCTTTATGTTTTCTATTGATTTTTTTTCAGCAGAATCCATTTTAGCTTTCTGTTCAACAAGTTGTTTTTCTAATTGAACTCGTTGTTCCATCAGTTTTTTAAGTTCTGCTTCAAGTTTTACTTCGTTTTCTTTCGCCACTTATTTCTACGAATAATAATAAAAAACGGTTTACATATCTTCTATAAATATGTAAACCGCAAATTTATCGTCTCGGTGTTGATGGTTTACTGAATGTAGGCATAGCAACTTTGTGTTTTGAAACTTCTGCTTGTTCTGCCTTATTCTTTTCCTCTAATACTTTTTTAACTTGATTGATATAAAATCGTCTCAAATGTATTGGAAGATTGTAAACTTCATCCCAACTAAAACCACCTCTACCATAATAGCATAGAGAAAAAATTTCTTCATGTAATCCTAATCGGTAATCAGGTTCCAGGCCAAAAAAATGATACCTCAACGGGTATGTCTATCTCCTTTACCTCACCTGTTATATCCGAAACAAACGTAAACGTCATATCCAAATCGGGTGAGATTTCTTTTATGTATGACCTTAACGCCCTTGAATCAGCTGCAAATAATTCGTTATCAACAAAATTATTTATAGTAGCTCTTCCAGTTTCACCATCAACTGATGTAATAATATGTTTGAGTCTTGTTGTAAGTTCCCTATCAATACCGGTCTTTACAAGAGTTTTATTCATAGATTTTATTTCACTTTGAACTTCTTTCTCCATTCCATGTGTCATTAACCTAAATGTAACCACTCTTTTTGATATTGGCAACTCATAATCAAACTCTTTCTTTCCATTCTGAAACAAGCTGTAATCGACCTCCTTGTGCTCAATTTCAGTTAAATCTATTGTAACTTGTTGTTTGTTTCCTGGAGAAAATGGATCATCAATCTGAACGGTATAATCTTTACCATAACCCAAAATTCTAGCAGCAACCATAATTGCGTTCTTATCGCCCGTATACAAGTCCGAATAGTTGATTGGAGTTACAATCAAAGACTCAAACAATTTGTCTAATACCACACCTTGTTTAATCAAGTTCTGTGATGTTAATATATCTTCTTCTTTTGCAGTCATGTATTTCATTTCAATTACACCTTCTGCAAGAGGATGGCCTTCGGAATACAATAATCCTTCTTCATTGGCTACATTATAGCCGGTTGGAATTTTTGACATAACTTAAATCCTATAACATTGTGTAAAATAAAACGTTTTAATATACGTAAATAAATATGGGTATACCGAAAAAATCAGTATACCCGTATTTTAATTCAATTTCAATATGATAATACAAATAGTATTAGTATTGGAGGATAGCATAATCATATGCGAGTGTGAGAGAAATCTCAACAAACGCATCGTTTGCCCAATCCATTTCACCGAATGTTGTTGCAGTAATGAAAGCACCTTTAAGTGTCCATTCTTCAACTTTATCGCCAACAGGACCGAGAACATGAAGTGTTATGTCTTTCTTGTAGAAGTCAGAATAACCATCACGACCTGTTACGGATTCGTGTGAAAGACGCACCCATTCCATTGTTGCCTGAGCAGCAGATGGAACTATTGGGTCGTATAACTTGATTGTAATATCTTGCCATTCACCCTTTCCCTTCACCTTACGTTTGACGTTGATGTGGTCAAGTGTGATCGGATTAAAACTGATGTTTGGTCTACCAGCACCTTTAACCAAATATGCAGGAACTCCCTCAATATACATGATAAATCGGTTCTGTAATTTTGGCTCAAACGGTGTGAAAAAAATTTCATTGGGATCGAGTAATTCAGCCATTTATATCTCCAAATTAAAAATATCTTCGTAAATAAATATACAACTTTCAAAAAATTATGGGGAGAGTATTTCATCTCCCCACTTATATCAATTAAGCACCAGGGAAAGCAGCACCAGTAGACTGAATGTTGAAATCAAGAATGATAAATTCAGCAGTCTTGGCCGGTTGTAAGAACAACTGTCCGTATAAGATGTTGCGGTCAATGATTTCAGGAGTATTGTTACTTTCATCCATGATGACACGGAAAGCATACAAACCTTGACGTTGTTGAATTGACTCCAAGTAAGGTGTCACGATGTTCAAGAATCTTGAGCGTGTCTGTGAAGTATTTTGTTCAAACACAAGGTATCTTGTGGAAGAAGCAATAAACTTCTTAGCAGCAATCAAGAGACGGCGAACATTGATACGGTCAAGAGCAGAAGGTCTACCTTGCAATGTCTTTTGACCCCAAACACAAACGCCAGTCGATGGGAACACTGCAATAGGATTGATTCTTGCCTCGTAGAGTGTGTCACGTTCAGCATGAGTTAAACGTGATTTAACCTCAACAACTTCTGTGAGACCACCACGATTCAAACCGGCAGGCGCAAACCATTCAGCTGCAACACGGTCATTGAATGCAATGACGCCAGGAAGAACAACAGAAGGTGGAACCCAAATCGGTTTGTTTCTATCAAAGTCAAGAATCTTAACCCAAGGATAATAAGTAGCCGCATAGTTACTGTCAAATCCTTCGGTTGTTGATACTGCAGTTGAAATGTTATCACTTATACCGGCGCAATCCATTACATAGAAAGCATCACCACGGTCTTCACAAACATCTTTACCATAATTTGTTATAGCAGAGTGTAATGAATGAAGAACACCAGGAGTTACAATCATGTTGATGTCAAATTCGTCAGCATTTGAAATTGTGTCAAGTGCCTTCTTGTAGGAATCATATCCAGCAGCAGTTGAATTTGATATGTCAAATCCTTGTGTATTACCGGCTTCAATATAAGTTCCTAACTTCTTTTGAAGATTTGGCTTATGACCGTCAAATCCACCTTGAAGTGGCACCATAAATTTACGAGAATCCAATGCAGTGTTTGTAGACAAATCGATAGATGAGCTATAAGCAGCTGCACTTGTTGGGAAACTTGCACCAGGATTTTGTTGATAATCACCGAGATAGAAGTCTACGTTACTTCCTGTTGTTTGATTTGCTGTAATTGGAAGTGGACGCAAGTAATTAAAGTTATCAGTATTTGTGAAGTCATATGAGAATCCCCAATATACTCTTCTATTGTAAGCACCACCAGCTGTTTGGTCTGATACAAATGTAGCAGCAGGAGGTTGAGTAAATGCAGATGGTATTGGTGATTGTAAAGCACGGAATCCAAAAGGAACTAAATTAGGCGATACACCACCATTTGTTACTGCCTCTGTTACTTCAACACGAATATATTTTGACTTGTTTGAATAATCACCATTCACAACAACTTTACCTTCGTCTGTAATTGTGATATATCTATCACCAACTACGCGAGAAATAAACTTGGGTGAATTTGGATCCAAGTTACACTTAAATGATTCAATCACATTTGGACGCAAATCTTCATCTTCATAGTTGAATGGTGTTGTTGGTAATTTAGATTGATCAACAAATCTAACAACAACATCAAAGTCACCGTATTCTGAACCGGCTATTGTTCCAGCAGGACGAATGTTTGCAATACCAACTTTTACTTCATAGTTTGAATGAATACCATGTGATAATGTATGGAATTTGAAGAGATTAGTTGTTTGTGCACCTACCTTTTGTGATGTTATCCAAGGTGTAGAAGCTTCAAGATAATCTGTTGTGAAATCCCATGGTGAACCGGCAGAACCAGTTTCAATCAATATAGTAGTTGCAGCATCGGATGCCATAGAAGCAGATGCTTGTTTCTTAAAGTTTACATAGTTGTATACAGCATGAGTTCCGTATGGGTTATATCCATACAAATCACCGATATATGCAGTAGATTCTGGATTTATAGAAGAACTGAAAGCAGTTCCGTTTTCACTAGTAGCGTTTGTAAATGCTGATGAATCTGTTGTAAATGAACCAGATACAGTAATAACAAAACTACCACTATTGTTTGAAGCTATTGTAGTTTTTTCAAACAATGATGTTGCATCAGAATTAGTTACAACAAATGTAGGATGCAAGAAAGAAATCAATTTCTTGCCCCAAGAACCAGTAGCAACAAGTGCAATAGGATGTTTAAGAGAATATCCACCTGATCCGAGAACACGAACTATTGTTGCACTACCAGCATTATTAAGATAGTTCTTTGCTGTATAAGGCAAATATGATTGTTCATATGTGTTACCGAAATGGGTGACGAAATCACCAAAACTATTAACTACCGTTGGGACAAATGCAGGTCCCTTAAGCGTGGGTCCAATGAGAGCCGCACCAATGTTACCTATTCCTTGTGGAAGGAATGACAGGTCCATTTCATTAGTAAACACTCCAGGACTTACAATTCTTTCATTAGCCACTTATTATCTCCATAAAATTATAGAATGTATTGTATTCTGCATATAAATATGAAACAAAAAATCCAAATTATGATTTTGATGGAATAAATTTACCAGAATCTAAATCCAATACACCGTCACCGTATTTCTCATTCAATTTTTTTACCAATTCACTTTCATCTGTTTGTAAATTGGAATAATCGGTGAAAAGTCTTTCTCTTAATTCTTTCATTTGTTCCAATCTTTTGTTTAGAAGATGTAACTCAATTTCTACTTGGCCAATTTGTGCAGTTGTCCTAGCATAACTTGATTGTAAACCTTTTACGGTATCAATATCTTCTTGTTCAAAATCTTTTTCTGTAACTGTGTTTTCAGCATTCTCTGCCATATAAAACCTCTCTTAAAAATTGTAAAATATAACACTAATAAATATGTTTCAAATTTTTGTTAATCGGTGTCATCTATCTCAAATGTGTAAACATCTGGTGATCTAGATAGTGAAATATCAACCATTTGAGCAACTCGGCGTCTAAATGCCGCTAGTGATTCATCACCTTCACCATTTACATTACCGAATCTACCCCTTTCAGAATCAGCTTGTCCTGATCCTCTTAATCTAGCATTCAATTCATTTGTTGTTCCATAGTAATTTACATTATCAGGATTCATCATTGAGTTGATGTCACCAAACATTTCAGAAACAAATCTGATTTTATTTGCACTAATAACTCTCTTTGTAGTTGTATCCGCACCAACATCTTTTGGTATAAGATAACCATGAACCATTAGTTGAAAAGTAGAACGAACAACACGGTCTTGACCAGTTGTATTATTGTCCTCTATATTCATGGAATCCATATTTGTTGAAAATTTATAGTAATTCTTATCACCAAATGCTTGTCCACTAAAATGAACAAATTGTTCAAGTATATGATTTAATTGATTTTGATATTCACACCAAATAATGAAGTCATATGTAATATCAACAAAATCAGGCATAGGAGTCATGTAATACTCGTATGATGGTTTCCTTTCATATTGAGTGCTAAATCTATCGTATGGCGTCATCTTATTGTAACGATGTTGCATTACATAGGCAATTTGTTTTGTTGTTGCAACTTTGTTACGTTTCAATCCTTGATTTATAGCAACACTAGATCTTCTGAAAGTTATTAGTGGAACTATTGTCTTTCCTTTTTTGTCTTTGAGAAAACCGTCTTTTTGTATAGATGCCCATTTTTCAGAATTAGCATAGATAACGGGAACCATTAGTGATTCGCCGTTGTCCTCAACTCTTAACATCATTTTTTGGTCAAGAAATGATTTAACAGAAAAGTCTATATCATACAATGTTATTGATACGCTTCTTGTCTTATCTTTATCTCTACGAAATTGTAATGACCGCCCTTTACCCAAATCTTGTCTTTGATTTTGTTCAGAACGGACATCATCAATAAAAGAATCTCTGGTTCTTCGTATTGGGGGTTTTCTATATTTTGCAGAATTAACCATTATATGTTACTCGGAATATCATTATGATCTGTTGTTATTGCCGGTCTAAATTCTTCTATATGTATTCTTGAACGTCTTGTCAAGTGTGTGCTCGCAATTATGGAAACATTGTGTCCCCATTTTTCTGTTGCAAAAGAATAATCTGGATTCTTACCACCAAAGTATTGGTTTTCTTGAACTTGATCAATTTCCCACCACTCTCCATTGTATTCAATTACATCACCAACTTCAACAAACAAATCTGCATCTTTTAAGTTTTCTCGTATAAACGAAAATGTTGCAGATTGTTGGTAATCTTGACCAAATTCAGTTCCTTCATATGCCTGTGCCTCTCTTGCAATAAGAGCGGCAATTTTTACCGGACTATGATATACCTTTTTATCAGATTCATTATACAAATTTGTTTTTGTATTTTCCAAAGAAAGTTTGTAAACAGCAACTTCTGTATCAATTATATCATTGACCAATTCCATATTAAACTTGTGAACAAGTCCTGCATCTCTGGTTCCATGAAATAATGGCATTTTTTTATCCTATGTAAATTGATAGTGGTGTTCCATTCAAACTAACATTTAGATGTTCTGTTTCAGCACGTTTTGCTTCAAGTAATTTAGCACGTGTCATAGTATCTAACATTGTTCTCAATTCATCAACCAATGCCTGTTTCTCTGTTCCGGCTGCAGAAAGTAAATCCGCAGCATTTAATGATGTTTCACCGTTTGGTATTGGAATACTACCATACTTACCACGGATATATCCAAGGTTTTCTTTAACAAGTGCCAGTGTATATTTGAATATCCATCTTCTACCAACAGAATTTATATGTTGATATTTCATGTGTTGATATGGTGCATTAGACATATCGGACACGGTTCCGTTTGGATATTTCAGTGGATTACTTCTTTCCTCTTTTACAATATATTCAATCCATAGTTTGAAATCTTTTGTTGGAATTGGAAACATACGAAGTTCATTATCTATCAATTCAAATGTAAAAGCAGATTTACGCATTAAGTCATTAAATTCTATTGCTTGAATACGAAGTAAATCTGCATACATTGGCATAAGCATAAAAGATACACCGGTTGAATAAGCACCAAATCCAAATGTATCAAGCATTGCTTGATTACCCAAGTATGGATCATAAAAACGAATGGATGCCGGTGGTCCATAGTGATGAACTTTTTTAATTTCTATTGAACCAGTTGGAAATTTTACATCACGGATAAGTGTGTCCAAATCATATCGTTGTTTTCCACTTTGTATATCAATAGATGAAGAATAAAATTTAACATTACCGTTAGTAAATGTTTCACTACCATATTCAGTTGCAAGTTGTATCAATCCACCCATATTTGTTGATATGTTTCTATGAGTTAAATTGGAACCAGTTGGTGTTCCCATTATACTTAACATATTCTGTTGGATGTTATATTGATTAACATGGTTGGAGTATTCTGATATTGCTTCTTCAAAACAAGCATAAAAGTTTGTTGCTTGAAGTTCAACATCCATAAGTGGATAACCAAGTCTTCTGGCACACCAATCTGCCACATTATCTGCATCTAATTGAAAACTAGATTCAGAATCATAAAAACCAAATGGTGTGCTACCAGTTGTAAAACTGGAACTGCCAGGCCATATAGGAATATCTGTCATTTACTTCTCGGTTTTTGTTTCTTCAAAATACTTCAATATATCATCAACAATAGGATGACGGTGGTTTGTTTTTAATTCATAAACCCCCAATCCGTTTATTTTATCTTTCATATTAAATAAATATGGAAGTCCTGAATCTTTTTTCTGTTTTAAGTCAATTTGTGATATGTCACCAGTTAAAATCATCTTTGAATTGATACCAAGACGAGACAATATCATTTCCATTTGTGCTTTGGTTACATTCTGTGATTCATCCACTATTACACAAGAATTAACAAATGTTCTACCACGAAGAAAGGATATGGGAGCAATCTCTATTTTATCCTCTACCATCAACTTTTCAATCTTTTCTTTATGATAAAGTTGAAACATATTTGCCTGTATAGGAGATAACCAAGGATCCATTTTTTCTTTTATATTTCCAGGAAGAAATCCTAAATCTTCATTAGATACTGTTGGTCTTGTAATTATTATTTTTTCAACTTCACGATAAAAAAAACATTCAAGTGCAATTTGTGTTGCTAAAAGTGTTTTACCGGAGCCAGCTTTACCAACAAAAACTGAAATATCATCACGGAGAGCATCCGCTTTTATTCTTTTTTGTTCCTCATTAAGAGTAAGTTGAAATTGTATTTTATTTTTTATTGTTTTTCTTCCTTTTTTTATTCCAGTTGTATTAAGACTTGATACTTCTTCTTCACTTAACAAATGTTCGTTGTTATTGTTTTCCTCGTTATGTTCAGAACACATAATGGCTCCTATAATAATTTAGAAAGGGTGTCTCCCATTGATTTTACGTCAGCTTCAATTTCAGATAATATATTATCCAATTTCTCAACTTTATGGGTCCATTCAAAACCTACAATAGCGATAAATTCCGATCCTTTTCGTATCGGATAAACCACTGCTGATTTAGACCCTCTCTGTGAAAAAAATGCTTTCGTAATTAAGTCCTCTATATTATCTACAACAGGATATACCGCCTTATGATTTACTACATCTTCAACGAAGTTTGAGTAAAGAGACATCGGTAAGTTCTGATATTGCTTAAACTCCGTGCTAACCCCCTCTTCGAGTGATTCAAATGAGGTTGAGAGTTTGGTCATGGATTTGCCTGTGTTGTATTTACCACCGTTATGTCTTTGAAGAATGAATGCACGCTGACATTTATATTCCTCTAACAGTTGGTCTAATATGGTTTGGATTAGTTTGGAATGAGAAATCTCTCGGTCAATCTTTTTTTGTTTGTATTCACCGTATTTGTATTTGAGGAACCAAGATAGAAACACACCAAGAAGTGTAGCCATACTTGATACCGCCAAAGAAATGATGTCCATGTATTGAATTTGAGTTTCCATTTGTAATAAATAGCAAAGTGAAAATAAAAAAGGGTGACAAATGTCACCCTTATTAAAATTTATTTTTATGTATCTTATGCAGAAACTGTTTTAATCAAATCTATTAAAAATGCCTTAACTTCACCACCTTTAACTGCAGCCAATGCAGATTCAAGACCACTCAATCCGACTTGACCAGCTTTCAAAGCGTTTACTGCTTCTACTCCAGAATTTACAGCAAGAGATGCAACTATTAAGACATGAATACCTTTTGCTATTTTATCTTTTTTGGAATCATCAAGTTTAGAAAGCTGTGGTATTTTGAAAACAGTTTTATCTAAACCAGTTCTAATTAAACCTATCATTTTTTTATGCAAGTCGTGACCTATATGAGCAATTTTTTCACCAGTTTCACCGGTTAAACCTAATTTTTTTGAAATAGATGATGATACATTACCAATTATTTCCATGAGTGCAGGAATTGCCAATGCAAAACCTACAAAGAAAAGAGGTCCTAATTCATTTAATGCCTGTTTCTGCTTACCTTCACGCAATGCTTTTTTTCTTCTACGAATTGCTTCGGTAGCAAGTTTTGCTAATTCAGGTTCTTTTTTCAAAATATCAGCAGCTTTTTCTTTATCAGTTTCTACCTTTTGAACTTCACCCGCAACTTTACCTAACTTTGAAGTTATTTGACCAGATGCAGCATTCATTGCATCTTCAAATTCTTTTTCAAATTCTTTATCAACTTCTTCTTCTTCTTCTTTAAGATAACGTAGAACTTCATTTCTAATGATACGTTTTAATTCCGATTCAGTTATAGTTGTATTTGATTTACGTTTTTTCATTTTTGTTCCAATTTATTTTACGTATAACAAATTACCGTCTTGGATTTTGAACTCACCACGTGGGTTATATGATTCCGCAGCAGGAGCAGCAGTTCCAGATTTTTGTAGAATAGGAACAATGTTTATTATTATAGTTGCAACTGTATAAATTGTAAGTGCACCTTTAACGGTAGTAATCAATCCTTGAGCTGCAAGAACAATTGGAGCAAGTCCAGGTATAAACATGGCAGCAATAGCAGGACCATTTGGTGTAACAGATTTAACTGCAACTTCTAACACTTCCGATATAAGTCCACCAATAACAACAAATGCGAATACGCCGGGTCCACCTAAAAGTTTAACACCTTCCGAAAACTTTTTAAGCAATTCTTTACCAACTAAACCGGCAACTACTTGAGCAATCTTTGCCAATGGGATAAAAATTGCCTGAAGAATTTTTACAGACCATTCAACTATACCTTTTAAGAAAGGGTTTTTAATTGAACCTTCAAGGTGAGCAAATCCACCACCTTCCATAAGAAATGCACGAGCATCGGAACTTCTGAATAATTCTTTTATGACATCAGCATTAGAAAGGATATTGTTTCTTTCTTTAATAAGATTTAATTTCATCTTATTGAATGATTCCATTGTTTTCAAATCTTCTAAACCATCTTCTGCCTTTGCAGCATCAACTTTAACCTCTTCTGTTGGAGCAACACTACCGGCAATCATGTCTTTTTCCCATGTTGGTTTTGCAATCCATTTATCAAAGAATGTTTTTGTTACATATGTTACACTATCAGACAATTCTTTTACTTCTTTAGCAAAAGCATTTTTGTCCGTAATTTTACTACCCAAGTCTTTTGCTGCATCTGCAACTTTAGCAGAAGCACCTTTTGCCTTTTCTGCAAAAGAACCAAATGCCTTTGTCAATCCGTCTTTACAAGCAGCAGCAACTTCTGTTACAAGTTCTGTAAACTCACCCCATACTGCCTTAACTTTACCCCAACCACCTGAAAGAACTTCTTTTGCTTTGTCACCAAGACCTTTAATACCATCCCATATATCACTAAAAAATCCTTCGGTTAATACGGCATCACCTTCTTTGGATTCAACTATTGTCTTTACACTTTTATCTAATTTCTTAATTACAGACTCACTCAATGTTTTTGTTTTTGTCTTTGAAAACAAAATACGCATGGCAGCCGCTTCATTCTGTGTAAATATATCGGATTCCAATAATGAATTTATTGCAGATTCGTCAAGGGTTGTAAATTTAATAGTGTTCGAGTTAATTCTCTGATTCAATCTCTTTTCTGACATTACCTCGTTCATAAGGTATTTCAAAGAGTTTAGTTGTTTACGACTGTTTGCCATAGTGACTCCATAATACTTCAAAATTGTTGATATAGTTTTACAATAAATATGTTGTTAAAATAAAAAACCCCACATAATAATGTGGGGTTTGTGTTATCGTTTCTTTTTTATATTAGTTTTTAATACTTCAGCAACTATTGGTTTTATTAAATTGAATAATTTTTCTTGTAATTTTTGCTTTTTAACTTTCTTAATATAAGATTCTTGTAATCTCTTTTGATTTCTTTTATTATATTCTTTGAGAATTTTTATTGTAAGTTCTGTTAGTGGTTTTTTGCCAATTCTCATTTGATAATATGATTCCATTTTATCCTTTACATCAGGACTATATGGTTTCTTAATATCAACTGCACCAGCTGCAATTGCCTTAGCAATAGTTGCAACTTCCGGAGCATTGATTACTGGCATATCTACACGATTTGGTGCCCATCCTGGAATTGCCTTTGGCATTTTTTCTGCATTTGCAACCATCTTCTTTTTAGCGTCTTCAACAGAACCACCACCCCATTCTTCAAATGCCTTTTTACAAGTTTCTGCATCCGACTGTGCCCAATATCCATTTGCCAAAACTGCATCAATTGCATCTTCAATTGGTTTGCCACCAAACTTTGATATATCACCTTTACCAGTATTTCCACCACGACCTAAACCTTTTGTTACAACATTCAAAGCAGTTACAAGAGCTGCACCTGGTAGGTCAATTTGTGTTGCTTGAAGAGCGGCAGACGGATCAACAAGAAACGTTGCTGCCCATCTATGGTGTCCATCCATGATATAATTGTCATTTGAAATAATCGCCTGTAAATCTCCACCAGGTCCACTTTCCATCGGTTTAATTTTCATTATTGCAGAAAAAGCAAATTCTACTGCTTTTTGTGGAACTACCTCTTTTTGTGAAGGTTTCAATTTAGCAGCAGCAACTGATACTTTCGATGATGGAATCGCATCATCAGTATCGTCACCGTCTTTTTTTCCACCTTTGTATGCCGCCTTTGCAGCATCTCCAGGAACTGTGCTTAGAGGCATAGCACTTGTAGTTCCAAAAATTTCATCATCTTCAAATAGTTTTTTCTTTTTCATACCATTCTCTATTGTTTGATTATATCAAATAAATATATCCTAAAAATAAAAAAGGAGTGAGAAAATCTCACTCCTTTATTTTCACGAATCCAATATGGTTTAGATGTCACCGAGAGAATCAATTTGGATAAGACCATAGAACTCTGGACGAACAATCTTCTTCGCATAACGAGTCATCACGCCTTTTCTTGGTGTGAAGTTCGTTGGATCGTATACCAACGGTGTCATTACGAGTGGAATGTATGGAGCATACACAGCACCAGTTTCGAGGAATTGTGTTCCACGGAAACCTACAAGAACTTGGTTTTCAAGCATGTAAGGATTCTTGTAAACTGTGATACGGCCATTCAATTGACCAACTTTTTGAACACCCATTGCGAATTTCATACCTTCACCATCAACTGCATAGCCAGGCATTGATTCAAGTATTGTAGCAACTTGTGGAGAACATACGAGGAAGTTTGCACCACCACGAAGTGTTTTCTGATGAATTGTGTTTGATACTTTTTGAATCTTTGTGCCAAGTGTTTGGAACCAAGTTTGTTGATTGAAAGCAGATGCAGCAGCTTGGTTTGTAGCATAGTCACCGAATGTGCTTGTAGCAGCATCATATGTGCGACCGATGCGAGCTGACCATCTTTCTGTTGTTTGTGCATTCTTAATCAACATATCAAGAATTTCCAAATCAATTTCTTGTGAAATGTATTCAGACAACATAGATGTCAATTCAGCTTCAGCATCGATTGAGTGATATGCATTCAAATCTTGTGCAAATTCAGGTGTCCATACTGCCTTCAACTTACGTGTTTTAGCAACAATGGATTCTGAACGCAATTCAAGGTTGATTTCAGGAATGTCAAGACTTCCACCAGCCAAACCATCTTCAAAGTCACCACGGCTTGTAGCAGTTGGTTGTTTTTCATAAGAAACAACTGCATTACCAGGAACTGCAGAAGCAGAAACAACGAATGTAATTTGAGTGTTTGTTGTATTTGTTGTTGTGTATTGTGGGAAATAACCCAAAATGTTTGAACCAGAAATCTTGAAAGCACGGATTGCCTCAGCATCATGGTTTGTCATAGATGCGGAAGAAACTGTAACTGTAAAGATTTTACCACTAGCAAGTGATGCGGAGTAAGCATTTTGGAACTCTGTGTCATGCTGATATACAGATGGTGTAGAGTGTGATACTGAACCAGTTGCACAGTTTGTTGAATCAACTGTAGCAGCAGTTACAGACAATGCAGCAGTTGTTGCCTCATTGATTGAATAACCAAAACGACCTGCACCATAAAGACCGCCTGAAGGATCAGCGTCTTTTGCATCTTTACCAGTTACACCAAATACTGAATCAGCTTGCGAATCTTTACCTGCATTTGCTGTAAAGCCAGGTTGTGCTGTTCCATATTTGAAATCCAAGAAGAACACAAGACCAGAAGGCAAGTTCATTGGTTGAACTGAAACAAAGTCTTTCGCAGCAATTTCAGAGAAAATACGGCGAACCAATGGAAGTGCAACGCCAGCCCATTCTTCTGAACCAGCTGCTGTTCCTGTTCTGTTTGATTCTTCGATAAGTTGTTTTGCTTGATTTTCGAGAAGAACTGCGATAGAGTTCTTTTCATATTCGTTTTTCAAATTATCAAGAAGACCAGTTTTTGCCCATTTATTGACAATCTGCTTGTTTTCTTTGATAAGTTGCTTATGGGGATTACCCGAAGTATTTAATAAATTTTGTATACTCATTGTTTTTTCCTTAAAAAATTATTTCAAACCTGCTAATTTACGTAAACGATTTGCCATATCATCACCTTCATTCAAAATGGGTTTTGATGGGCGTGTGCTTGCGGTTGGTTTAGACGCAAAAGATTCTTTAATTTGTTTAATCTTTGTTGTTCTTAACGATTCGCAAAGTGTAGCATAAACTAATTTGACTTCACGAAGACTTGATGCACGATCAAAGTTTTCGATAACAGTCATTTTTTGTTTTTCATTGAGTGAATGCTTACGGAATAACTTGTTAGAGAAGAGCAATTTTGAGTTCAAAAGATTGACTTCATTGATTTTAGAACGCAAGAATTTGATAACAGCATAAGCTTCACGTAGTTTTGCTTCTGCCATTTCTTTTTCCTTATCGTCTTCGGCTTCTTCAACTTTTTCTTCTTCTTCTTCCTCGCGAAGAGCACGCAAAACTTCTTTGATGTCTACTTCTTCTTCGTCTTCACCTTCTTCAACTTTTTCTTCAGCTTTTTCACCTTCTTCTTCTTCACGAAGAGCACGGAGGATTTCTTTGATTTCAGCAACTTCTTCGGAGTCTTCATCTTCTTCTTCAACAAGTTGAACAAGTTTTTCACCCTTATCTTCTGTGCTGTCATCAGACGCTACTGCTGATGGTTTCTTATTGTCACCGGTTCCAATTTCAGATGAATCAATGTCTTCTTCTAATTGACGGATAATTTCCATCAATTCTTCATCCATTGGTTCTTCTTCATCTTCACCTTCTTCAACAGGTGCTTCTTCTTCTTCAGCTTCCTCAACGGGAGCTTCTTCTTCTTCGGCTTCTTCAACCTTTTCTTCTTCGCCTTCGCCTTCTTCCATAGCAGGTTCTTCATCTTCACCTTCGCTATAGAATCCGTATTCTTCTACGGGTGCTTCTTCTTCACCCTCGCCTTCCTCAACTGGCTCCTCGGCTTCTGCCTCCTCTGCCAACTTTTGGGAAAGCATAGACTGCAAACGCGGAGTGAATGCCTCTTCCAATGCGAGTTTAGCGTTTGCTAATGCAACTTCCTTAACGGCTTTAGCATCTGCAATCGCTTCTTTCAATAAATCATTCATAAAAATCTCCAACTATTTTTAGTGTTATTTGAAACACTAATTGCAATAAAAAATAATATCGGACTCTATAACGGATAGAGTATTATGTAAGTATAAGTATGAGGCAAGTTATTTTTTTTCAATTTTTTTTACGGTTTTTTCTTTTGGACCGTATGAAAATATCCTTTTTATGTCTGATTCGGTGTAGGTATATCTCTTATCCCTATCATTCGTATCTATTTTCTTTTCATCAGGCATAGTTTTGTTCCACTAATACTTTGTAAATGTTTCTTTCTTCATTAAAACCTTCTATTGTATATCTACAATTTCTTGGAAGTGTAACTTCTGTTTCGTGGCAATAATCATTTGAATGACAAGGTAAAGTTAAAATAGATGTATTACTTGGAATGTAATACTCAAATAATGGCATACGTTTTTTTCCTTTCTCTGCAATCAACGGGTTGAGTGATGTTGTTACAAATGATTTATCTATCCATGTTCTCTCGTTAATAAAGTATTCTAATACATCTTTGTTTTCTACTGAACGATAAGAAACGATTGGATAGTCTAATCTCTGCAATCCTTCATCGAAGGCACTATCTAAATTTATTATAGTTACCGAATTTTTTGCACTATTATATTCTTTTTCTCGTTTATCGCCTTCTTTTGGTTTTCCCAACTTTATTTGTTTCATTATCTCATAATACGGCATTAGTTGTCCATAATTTAATATATTGTTTATCCGTAAACTATTGATATAAAAATGTTTTAGTGCAAATATAGTTTCTGCATCTAATTCCATTTTACTTATTAAACTATGTTTTGCCAATGCAATAGTTTCAATTCTCTTGTATAATTTTTTGTAATCTTTCTTTTTGTCAAGATTATCGTCATACATATTCAATGCATCTTCAAAATCATATTGCAATAAATTTTGTCTTGTATTTGGATATAAGTTTCTTGTTTTTTTATCCAGCTTCTCTACTTCTATTGGTTTTAAGAAACCAACAGTTTTTAATCCAGTTTTTTCTTCATTTGGTTCTTTTGGTGTTTCCGTTGGTGTTGCAGTAGTAGGAGTTTCAGCTGCAGGTTCAGTTGTAGTTGCAGGTTCAGCTGGCGTTTCTGCCGGAGTTTCAGCTGCAGGTTCAGCAGGAGTTTCCGCTGGTGTCTCTGTTGGAGTTTCTGCTGCAGGTTCTTCTTCTTCTTTTTTTGGCGCCTTTTCTTTGGGTGCAGATTTTTGATGCTTTGCTGGATCAAAACTCTTTTTACTTATGTAATAGGATTTTCCACTTTCCTTATTTACCACAAGCATTTTATCTGGATCTTCACTTGCTGGTTTTTCTTCATCTTCATATAATAAAAAAGACCATTCCAGATTTTCATTAACTTTCCGTTTTTCTTTGCGGATTAGTTTTGTAAGACTAGAAAAGTCCATTTTATCTCCATTAAATGTTTTCAACGTCAATTTTACGTTGTCTTCTTATAGCAGCATTTCGTTTTTCAGATTTTTTCTTCGATGGTTTAATATATTCCATACGATTTTTATATTCTTCAAGAATACCGGCTTCTTTAACTTTACGCTTAAAAACCTTAATCATTGTATCTACATTCATTCCACCTGCCTTTACTTTTACATGAGCAGGTTTTGAACTGGTATAAACTCTGTCTGACATAACATTTTTCCTTATTTTTTTATTTCATAAAATGAACCGAGTTGTTTACCTATATTTTCGTAGATAGACTCCAAGTTTCTTTGTAACTTAACTATTTTTTCAGATATTTTTTGAAATTCATTCACAGTTTCTTTCAATCTTTTTGAGTTTCTTCGGTGTGATACGCCTTCAAACCAATCTCCAGATTCTTCTACCATATTTTTACTTGCAAATTCAACAAGTCTTTTTATCTCTGAAACTATTTCTGGAAGTGCATTTGAACGATGAACAACTGAACGGTATTCGTTGTATCTTGAAATTGCCTCAATATACTGTTGTTTTTGTTCTGACGTAAGAACTTTTGTGCTGAATTTTTCATTCATTACTTCTTGAACGGCATCTGCAACTAATTTTTGTATATCCTCTTTTTTCATTGTTGTTTTTGTTTCACCAACTTTTTTAGGAAGACCAGCATGTTTTGTGCTTGCAAACTTTTCTAATTCTTTTTCAGACATAGATGATGCCAAATCTTTTACAGACTTACTTACATCGGATGAAGGAACTTTTCCTCTTTTATATGCAAGAGCCAATCCCATGATTTTTTGTTGTTGTTGCGAAAGTGCCGGCATGGTTATCTACCCTCAAATATACATTCACAAACATTACCAATTTCACATATTATATTTGTTATGTTACTATGAATACGATTTAATTTAGGATCAATTTTTGCAATAGTTGATGTTGATATTCCTTCGGTTATTAACCCTTCATGTAAACCTTCACCCATTCCTTGCGGATACATGAAAGCACCATGAGTTGATGGATTAGATACAAAATCCCATCCAATCAATTCAAAATCATCTTGAACCTCCACGGTTCCTTCTGATATTTCTTCCACTGAACCTAATCCTCTTGATGATATTCCAAGACGAATACCTGCACCAAGAAGTTGTTTTAGTATATTTCCGGATGGTGTTGGTAGTATTTCTACTCTACCAACAACATCATTTCCTTTCCAATCTACACCAAGAACATTATGAGAAACATTACGAAGATTTATTACAGATGAATCTGGATGATCCAACTCACCAAGCGCACGATTTTCTTTTATATTATTTTCCGCATATTTTTTAACTTCACGCATCAAAATCTTTTTGGGGTATACTCTACCATTCTGATTCTTTGCCTCAGCTCTCTGTAATACTCCTGAAACTATAACTTTACCACCGTTTTTCTTTTCAGATTCGGTAATCATCTTTGGGTTTACATTAAAAAGTATAGTATCTACGAGTAGTTCTTTCATTTTAAGCACCTAATTCGTGTATTTTTTTTGTAATTCTGTTTATTCTTTCTGATATTTTACGCAATCTACTCATTGATTCACCCCAAAGAGTTCTTTGATCAACATTCATTTCTGTTTTTAGTCTTAATGCATGTTCAACAACTCTTTCAACTTCGTAAATTGTTCTGTTTATGTTCTTAATAGAATCATTTATTTTTCTATTTGAGCTTCGGGTTTCGTCAGTTCTAAACTCTTTATACGTTCCTTCATTTATCACGCCCATCGCCTGTTTGTATACAGACTCATAATTTTTCTTTTTTGTTTTTGGAACAATTTTATATCCATAAACTTCAGCAGTTTCTTTATTGTGTTCTTCAAAATCTTCTTCACTTTTGGCAAAAGCGTTAGGAGTTTGATATCCAGGAACAGAAGCAGTCGTGCTCATTTCATCCAAAGATAATTCTTCGGTAAACTCACGGTATTCTTCGGACTCTTTAAGTTTTTTTATGAAAGATTCAACGTTCATATATTACCTAATCATTTGATTACGAATTAACACATAGCAATCTGCACCACCCTCTATCCTTTCAATAGATAATTCATGGATATAAGTTTTTGCCAAATTACCGATGTTAATACTTCCACCACCAGTAAGGTAAGCAGTTCCGGCAGCACTACTAAACGGAATTATTGCACCAGCACCATAATTTGAACCAGTAAACCAAACTGTTCCACTAACTGTGATTGTCTTTAACCATTTTCCAGGATGACCTTTTCTTTCAAATTCATTTGCCTGCGATGCAGGAAAATTATATGGGTGGACTTCATTAACTGACATTATTTACTCCATGATAAATCTTCTATTAAACTATAATAACGAAGGAGTGCAGATATATGATTTTCTTCTACCTTCTTTATATCAACGTATTCATCTAAAAGACCAGCAACTTCTTGTAATTTTATTTTCAAAGATTTATCTTTTACTCTATGCATATTTTTTGTAAATAATCTTTTCAGAGTTACCGCTTCTGTTTGAACGAGAGACTTTAAGTTATTAGTGTTGCTTACATTTTCAATATATTCTCTCAATAGAACCTTCTGTGATTCGGACAAGTTACTGTATTTGGTATTAAATTTTTCAACCAAATACTTGTATGCCAATAAACGAACTTCTTTTGGTTCTTGTGCAATAGCAACGTCTTCTGTTATTACAGAATTTTTTTGTCTTGATGTTATATTTTCAAGTATTGTTATACGAGATTTTGTTATCTCAACAGGATTTTCTAATTCATTATATTCAAAAACTTTGTAAACAGAAGCAAGAAGTTTATAGTTTTGAACTTTTGTTTGAAAAAATGAATCAATATCAAAATTTTCTTTGATTGCTTTTATCAATTCATACTTTTCTTTTTGTAATTTATTTTTATTCAATCCTCGTCTTGCCTTTAATACTGCCTCTATTAACATATTTGCCTTTGTTTCTGACTTTAATTTTTCGTCACAAAGGGTTTTATAGAGTTTATACTCTTTAATAAGTTCTGTATTCTTATTAAAGTATTTTTTAAGAATCTGTATTGCTACCGATTCATTAGAGGAAATTATGTCTGATGTTATTTGGCGAGTCAATAACTCAAACAACATTGCAGTATTTTTGAATTTTGAATGTTTAATTTTCTTCATTGTTCCTTATACCTGTTTATGTGCACTTTCATAGAATAAATATAGGCAATTTTACAATTCATCTAATAAATTGTCCTCATTCAGTAAATTTGATTCATTTTCTTGTTTAATGGAGGGTTTAAGACTTTCGGATATTATACTTTTGGTCTTAACCTTTATACCAGACATACTATCTATCAATTTACCTATATCACGATTTTCAAGAGAAAGAGGAGAATTTCCTTTGTAATTTACTTTTGGTGAATTATTTACTTTGAGAGTGTTTCCAATATCTTTCTTTCCAAGTGGATCTCTACCAAAAGGACTATTATCTGTTCCATAATCAAGGTTTTTAGCAGGTCTACCTGCACCTGGCCAACCACCCTCTGGAACTTCATTATCAGTTATCATCTTCCCACCACCACGAATCTGCATACTTGCAATATCATGTGGAGTTCCAAATGATTCTTTTGTTATAGCCGGATCATTACCTTCGTTTTCAATTTGTTTTTGACGGAAGGCGTGTTTAATATCTTCAAGAACTTCATTCTTTTCAAATTCGGCCTGGTCTTCTGAAAGATTAAAGATATTGGAATAAATATATTTCATTGAAAGTAATTTCTTTTCTATTAGTGTTCCCGCCAAGTCCACTTTTTCTTTCATAAGCGCAACTTTCTCTTGTTCATATATGATTGAAGGTCCGGTCAAACCAAGTTCAAAATTTACTAAATCTGCATTTTCATAACCTTGTGCATACAAATGAACAATTGCAATTTTGGTTAATTCAGAAACAACAATTCTTTGGACTCTTTCAATTGTTCTGGCAAAACGAATATCGAGAGCGGCAAGTGTTGCCTTACCTTCGATGCTTTCGTCATAGCCCAAATATGGTTTTGGAACTTTTAGAGCAGCAAAGATTTTACTTTTTAGATATTCAATGTCTTCAATTGCCTGATACTGTAATCCTGCAAGCGTTTCAATTTCTGTTCCAGATTGACCACCACGAACAGGAAGGTAAAAGTCTTCTAATAAGTTTTGCATATTAAAACGAAGATTGTAGTCACCAGTCTGTTCATTGATAACTGGTGTCTTTTTCATTCGGTTCATAAGATTATTCATATATTGATCAACTTCGGATGGTGGTATGTTTCCAATATCAACTTTGAATATACGTTTTTCAGGAGCACGCATGATACGATGTATCAACATCGCATCTTCCATAAGAACGAGTTGTTTGTAAAGTTTACGAGCACCTTCCAACATTGATTTACCGTAGGGTAGAAAGTTAGTGTCACCTAAAAGACGAAAATGTGCTAGTTCATAATTTTGAAATTCCCCTTTACCAAGAGGTCCTTCGTAGATAAATTTTGTCATATAGATATGTTCTGGATCAGTTCCTTCTTCTCTTTGCATTTCGTATGGTGAAAAGGGAACAACATTTGTTACACCCAATTCATCTTTTACATCCAGATACAAATAAAAGTCACCATACTTACAAAGATTACGAATCCAAGGCCAAAGATTATATTCTATATTGAGAACATCATAAAAAAGGTTTCGTAATATCTTACGGATATTATCATTATCGGTTTTTATAGTTAAAACGTCACCGGTATCATTTTTTAGAGTGCTTTCATCTGCATATATGTCAAGTGCTGATGATATAATGGCATCGGTGTCCATTGCCTCATAATCAGTATGTAAAGGTCTATTTTTGTTGCTGAGAATGAGTTGTATTGATTGTATACTGATATTGGCGTTCCCTTTGTCCCGTGTAATCTACCATATCTATCAATAACTTTTGATGTGTGTGGGTTTCCATCACCTTGATAACGGGCTGTATCTACAACCTTCAATTTTTTACCACCAACATTACGAACAACAACGTTTGTAGAAAAAAGTGTTTTCAACCTATCAAATAATGATTTATTTTGTGCCATTTGTCACCTATTTTATGTAATATAAACTTAATATAAATATGTAGGAAAAAATGTAAAACTTATTTTATCAACCATGTTAAATCTTCGTCTTGTCCATTTATTTTCATATTCCAACCATTACTATCGTCACCAAAATTATATGATGGTTTATGTGGGACAGATGCCTTGCCCATATAATCCAAACTCATTCTTGTTTTCAATAAACCTTCTTGACGAAGTTTTAGTGCAGTATCTCTAACCCAAAGTCCGATAGAGAATGACATAACCAAATCGTCATTATATCCTTGTTGTGCTTCTGCCTTTGCACCATTCCAAACAAACACATACAGTTCTTGAACTAATCTTGATGATTTTATTATTGGTAATCTTTCACGGAAATATGTTTCCAACTTTGAAATAAGAAGTGGTCTTGTTTTTGCACTTGTAGTGAAACCAGGAACCATTTGTGATTTGTCTTTTAAGTCATACCCTCTCGGAATATGAACAGAAGGATCGGTATAACCATCTTCTTTATATGTATAATAAAGATTTGGATAACCTCTATCAATAATTTGTTGAATTACTGCCCAACCAATGTTAGCATTTTCAACTACAAGAAGAGCATCATTATATTCTGTTGCAACTGATACCAACATATTACCATAAGTTTTTGTATCAAGTTTACCTTTGTATTCTGCAACTTGTTCCATATTTTCAACATCTATGACATGAAATGCTGAGTTATCGTTTCCATCACCACGAGCAACGTCAGCAATAACCATATATGTTTTATTTGGTTCTGGATAATCCCAAATCCAATAAGCGTCTTCTGCACCACGTTTTTCTTTTGGTTCACACACATAAGTTTGTTCATACCATTGGACAAGTTCCCCATCAATAACTGCACGACCAGACGCAAGAAAGTTTCCATCACACTCTTGTTTTGCCATATCAGGACCCAATAGTATATCTTGTTCATCGCGCCATTTTTGGTCACGGTCTGGATGAACTTGCCATAATAATTCTATTGGATTAAATGCACTCTCTTTGTTTATCGCCTTTACCCATTGTTTGTGATAAAAGTTACCAACACCGTTTGGGGTAGAGTTGATAATGGCAGTTCCACCTGTAGCGAGTGTTTGTTGTGCGGATGCCCATATCTTATCTATGTCATCAATAAAGGCGGCCTCGTCTATGATAAGAAGTGAAAGTGCTTCAGAACGAGCAGAGTCGGCGGCAGCAGAAACGGCTTTAATTTGTGAACCGTTCTTAAATCGAAGTGAAAGTTTATTGTCCTCTTGAACACCAGTCTTCAACCAACTTGGCATATTGTCATACATAACACGAACTTTTGTTACCAAGTTTTTTGCAGTTTCTTGTTTAGTTGCAATAACAAGAATGTTTTTATCTTGATTGAATAACATTAACCAAAGCGAATAACCCGCAATAACAGTGGATATACCCAACTGACGAGACTTTAATACAATGTTCCATCGGTTAGTATTAAATTTATGAAGAACATCTTCCTGAAATGGGTATAGGTCAAATAGAATTTTGCCACGGGTTGGGTGTTGAATTTTGGCATACCTTTTCATAAAGTATACCGGATTTGAGGCACACTTTGCGTATTCTTCTTTAATAATATCTTTTAAGTTCTTACTCATTGCACCGCAAACATTATCCCAAGAACTGTTCCTACCCCACCAAAAAACCAAAGTAATTTATTATCATACCAACGAGGTTGAAGTTCTTGTATTATTTTTTCTAATTCCACCGTTCTTTTTTGACAAGCATCAATAACTTGTTCACGGTTTCTCAATTGTTGATGATACAAGTCAAATCTTGTTTGATGGAACTCTATCAAAGTATCTTGTGCATTTACAACTGCGGTAAGATATTCTACCGAATCACGAATGAGTTGAATTTTATTTGCCAAAGTTACTACTTCGGATTTCTTAAAACATATAATTGAGTCTTTTTCAGTAGCAAACATTGTTGTTACTGAAAATAATAGGGCAACCAAATACTTCATAGATTAGTCTTTCAAAAAGTTGATAATATATTTTGTGGCTTCATCGGGATTTTTTATTTCTTTATCACGATAAATGTAGAATTTCTTTCTAATGATAAGAATACTATCCTTACGAATCGTAATCAGTGAGTCTAATTCATCTGCTCTTTTTTTCAAATTAGTATAATCAAATTCATACTTGTTTATGAGAGCTTCCAAACTATCTGCAGTTTTTTTTGAATGTATTAGTTGTTCTTTTGAACTATTATTGTCATAAACAACATAGATGAATAGTATTGTAAAGATACCTATGGCAATCATTTTTATGTAATTGCCAATCTTTTGTGTCAAAACATCTTCCATAATTAACCTTTTGTATAAGTTGAAACCATTTTTGCTTTACCACGAGCAGTTGCACCGTGTTTTCTCTTTCTCGTTACAGCACTACGCTTTTGTTTTGAAGACATTGAAGCGGCTTTTGCTGCCGGAACACATTTGGGATATGCCCTCTTTCCACCTTTTCTGGCTCTACTTCCAGCAGAAGCGCCACATGGCGGGTGTCCACCACTTTTTTTCTTACGAGAAATATCTACCCACTTTTCTCTAAACCAACCAGTAAGACCACCACTTGGCTTTTTTCCTTCACGAACATATTGTGCAATATATTCTCGTATTATTTCTTTAACTATATTTTCAGTTGTGTTGTTCATACTGATAAATATAAATTAAGTTCAAATTATACTAATCCATGGAAGAATAATAGCAGCTCCGGTAGAAGTTGTGCCGTCTACACTACCCTGAATTGTTCTTTGAAATGCCTTCAAAGCAGTTGTCAATGCATCCAAATGTTTCTCGGAATACCCAAGAACAAACGAATAAAATATATTTGAAGCAAGCGGTTCGAGTGTTCCGGGAATTTTAACAACAGGACCTCTTATAGTTGTGGTCATAGCCGGTAAAAAAGGTGTTGGTGTAAATTTTGCAGATGCCCAATATCCCATAAAACCAACTGCCATCAATGTATATGCGGCTCTATTTGAACCACGAGTTGTATCTGCAAAATTTGCATCTAATGCATCATTTATACATTTTTCCAAAAATGCAGTATCACCTTTTACTAACCTAGCACCAAATGTAGTTCCTGCAAAACCAACCGTTGAAACTTCATATGCTTTTGCCATTATACCAGCAAAAACAGACCTATTTGCAACATTATTTGCATCCAAAATTGGACGCATTACTGATTTGAATACACTAATGTTCATACATTATGTTTTATCTATTGCACCCTTGCCACTTGAAGGCCATCCAAAACGGCATGACCAATATCTTGCCTTATGTCTTGGTCCGGGTGATTGACAATTATGACGAGCACGGAATGATTTTCTACGAGCTGCGTTACTTTTTTTAATACGCATAGTTTTTTTTCCACCCTCTCCCTTATGGCCAAAATTTACTTTTACAACATTACCATTTGGTTTTTTAACATAAACAGAAAACTTTTTAGGACCACCTGGTGTTCTAAATGGTCTACCTAAACTAACTTTTCTTCCACGATATTCCGCCTCATTCATCATATTTGGTTCGTTTTCTTGGAGACGAAAATGCAATTCAGTAATCTCACCACAAGGATTTGTAGCATATCCTTCAAGTTGATATCCTGGATTTACAATAGTTTCTTTAACATTACGGAATCCACCACCAGCAGCTTTGTATGCCTTCACTAAAGCACCAGATGCGTAAGCACTTGGCCATACTTTATATTTACTTTTAATTCGTGATTTTATTCTTGAATAAAGTTTTTTATTTGTGGGAACTGCCCTTTCAATTATTATTGATTTCATCCGTTTCTCCATTTTCTATCTTTGTAAATTTGTTTGCAAATTGTTCTGATGCTACTGAAAAAAGACTACCGACTACTATGTAAAGAAAACCATCAAAAATAAATTGTTCAACTTTTCTTTCATAGAAGGTTGATACTATTGCCATAAATATCATAACACCAAAAGAAAAAAACATCATTACTCTTTTTGATGATATTCGACCACTTAAACCACTAAAAGTTTGAGCAACTGGATTAAGTTTATTCAACTCTTTCTCCTAAATCTTTTTCTAATTGTTCAATAAAGTTCTTTCTGAACTCAACAAATTCATTCTCTATTTTTTCTAACAATTCTTCTTTGTTCAAAGGTGTTTTCCATTTCTCGTTATCACCAAAATCATTTGTAAATTCCATTCGTGATAATTCACTTGCAATGGCATCCTTGTCTTTTTCTGCATCTTCCAGCCAAGCAAGAGCATTTTGTTTTAACTTTGTTTTTTCATATTCATCCCATCTGCCCTCAAGACGAATTTTATGTTCCATATCAACAACACAGTCAAAACACATTCCATGTATTGCCTTCATTTTTTGATCAAGTCTTTTTGGCATACCACATGTGCATGTTTCTTTTGGACAGTTTTGAAAAGTATTTAAGTAATTGTGTAATTCTTGTTGCCACTCTTTTCCTAATTTTACTTTATATCCATTTTTTTGTTCCCACTCATTTCCATCTTCATCAAACCACTTATCACCAATTTTACGGTCTTTATCGTTTTCAGTTTTTTCACCAATATAACCTACGGCAATTTTATTTTGACTTTCATGTTTTCCATCAAGAAGTTTTTTTACATCTTGTATACTATCAATTTTAATGTCCATAACATAACCTTTTATTATTTTATTATTTCGTTGTAAACTTTGTTCCAAAATTTTCTTGTTATCATGTGAAGTGGTCTCAATTCACCTTTTTTCTTTTCAACTTCTTTTAACTTTCCACGTTTTGTATTGAACTTGGAAACAATCATATTGAATATATCAACATCAAACCATCCAAATATAGAAATAAAACGAGACTTCAATTCTGCCAATTTAGCACTTCTATCACCCAAAGCAGCAAAAATACTTTTTGATGTCATTTCGCCAAAACTTGGAATATCATATCGAACATGATTGACTATCATATAATACACATACGGATTTTGAATATCTTTATATGGTAATTGACTACTTCCATTCCAACGCATCAATCTTTTGTAATCTTTTAATTTAGATACATCATCTTTATCTACCGCGTAAATTACAATAGTGCTATCACTATCAAACTTTTCAATTACATTTGTTGCATGAAATGGGGTATTTGATTGCATGACATTTTTAACATTGTGTCTTTTCATAATTGCAGATTTTTCATCAAATGTTAATGGTTTCTCTATTGGATCTGTAATATCATCGGTAACAATAAAAACATCTTGTTTATCAAATTTACGGCAAATTCTATCGTATTCTTCTTTGTGATACATTGCCATGGGTTGAAATTTACCAGGATAAATAACAAGAACATCCTTATCTACCAAATCATTTTCATTGAATATGGCAAGGTTCATTTCTTTTATCAATTTAGTAATTGGATTATTCATTTGTAATTCCTGGTTCTGGTTCAACATCGGACACAACTTCTTCTATTATAGTTTCGCCCGGTTGTGGTTTATTTGGCCAAGTTATATTAAAAGGATCCGTTTGTAAAGTTATATCACGTAATTGCTGACGGTAAATTCTCCACAATTCCTTTTGTTCTTCTGTAAAAGGACTATCGAGAATTTGTGTCCAATCACTTTCCATCAATTCTATATTTCTACGAGCACGAACATTTCCCCATTGATTTATTATTTCATTTTGTAAATCTTCATCTGTTTTTTTTCTTGTTGTTTGATATTCAACAACTTCGTCTTCTTCAATAGAAAAATATGAACCATCTACAATATCATATACATCCTTCTGTGCCTCAACAAACCTATACGGGTACCACCCATAATTCTTTAATGTTGATATATCAAATAAATCAAAGTTTGAAACATTTGCCCAAACATTAGGTAATGGTCTGTTACTTTGTTTTACTATACCGTCTTCTACAAATGCATATCTCATTAGAAATTCCGTTGTTCAATAAATATCATATCAATAAATATGATTACTGAATTAAATCCCACAATTTCTTCCAATCAATATACGGATCTAATTGTCTTTCATACCCCATGTGAAGAGCAAGTGACGGTATCGGTGTAAATAATTTCACTTCCCAACGCCAAATATGATTGATAGTAGTTCCTTCTTGTATTTCATTTGCCTCACCCCATTCAGTCATGTATTCGGTTGCACAAGTATAAAATCTACTCCAAAACTTTCTTACTATTTCAGGATTACACATGAAAGTAAATGTGGAATACTTGTTTGTTCTCCAATGTCTATCTCTACCGAGAACAACACGGGTTTCATCAATAAACTTTGGTAAATAATTATCTGGATCATCATACGGATGAATTGCAACTTCTGTTCCTAAATTTGTTTTGAACCTCTCATAGCTATCTACCATATCAACAATTGCATTAGGATAGTGTAAGTAATCATCTTCCACAAAATAAACCAAGTCTGCGTCTGATGAACGACCTCTATCAAATTGTGCATGACCAGATGCATTCCATCCACGCAATTCTAATGCATTAAATTCATAAGTGTGTTTTGATGTTTTGAAAATTTCATGTAATCCATCAATCAATGTTTGTGATGAATGATCATCAAACCAAACAAAGTGTATTTTGCCATCATAATGTTCCGCAGATTGAACCAATGACTTAACACATTTGAATATCAAGGTAGTTTTATCAACCCCGCAATATCTCGGTGTTGGATTTGCATGAATGTCTATGAAACTGTGTGTTCGTAAAACAATATCTATACTTAACTTTTTTGAACTAACCATGTTTGCTCTGCTCCTTGATAAGCGGCTGACCGAATACTTGTTATTTGTTTTTCATTAAAGATTTCTTTTACTGCCATATTGATTGGTGGCCATACATAATCGTCACCAGCAATATAACCACCACTCTTAACTTTTGGTAGCCAATGTTCAATGTCTTGTTTTACATTAAAGTAATCATGTGCACCATCAATAAACACAAAATCTAAACTGTTGTCTTTGTATAATTTTGATGCTTCAATTGATGTCATACGAATAGGATTGATAACAGACTTTACAGGTTCTATGTTTTTAATAAACTCATTGTAAAGTCCGTTTGGAACTTTTAGTAATGGTTCGTATGAAACATTTTGAGGATCTAAATGTTCTTTTGAACCTTCCCATGTATCAACACAATCAAATTTTATACGCTTTCCGCTGTTGATTATCTCAACACCCATATATGTTGATGACTTCCCCTTCCAACTGCCTATCTCTACAAAGTGATATTCGTCTACATCATTACATGATAATACCATTTGTGTAAATAAATTTTCTTGAACAAACCAACCATGAATTTTATAGTAGTAATGGTCTATCATTTTGAATGCCCTTCTGCTAATTTAGTCAGTTCCTCGCGGATTTTTTGGAAAGGAGCTTCCCATTCACCATATTTTTCTTGTCTAAACAATCTAACACTATCATACCAACGAGAAGTATTACCAGGAACAACCCAAGTGTAGTATGGCATGATAGGCGTTACTATCCAAGTTGGTTTACCCATAGCAGCTGATAAGTGAGCGACTGATGTGCATGATGTAATTATCACATCACAACCTGCAATTATGTTGGCAGTTTCATCCCAAGTCTTCATTTGTTCACGCATATCACCAAACGGAAGACCATCAACAAGATTTTCGTCACGCTGAAGTGAATAAAATGTTGTGTTTGGAATATCATGGAGGTTTATCATCAATTCTGGTGGAAATCTACGATGTTGTTCATCTTCAAACTCAGGAGAACCACTCCAACGAATACCAACTTTAAGTGTTCCTGGTTTTGAAAACAATTTTCTTGGTTCTGTTGGAAAAATAAACGGTGAACCGTCTAGATCCGTATATTCCATATCCAAAACATAAGCGGCAGACATAGCAGGCACCCAATAATCATAGTGTGCACACATAATAACTTCATTATCAACACAAATAAATCCATGGCGAGAGAATAATGCCTTTAATTCAGGTGCACATGAAACTAAAACCCTTGCACCCATCTCCTCAAATCTTTTGGCAAAACGAAAATTAAGAATTTGATCCCCATAGCCACCTTCACATCGGAAAAGAAGTGTTTTGCCTTCAAGTGGTTCATCTTTCCATATCTTTCCTGGTAGTGCAGGAAGACCAAAGACATCAATGAAACGACCATAATTGAAATGCTCGAATGCTTTTTTCATATTACCATTTCGCATTTCATGCCACCCTAAATTAAAGAGAACACGGTAATCATTTTGTGGTTGATCACGCAATATCTCCTCACTTCTTTCCGGTGCACCATTTATGGCATAGGAAAGTGCTTCATCAAGTGGATGAATTTTTTTTTCCATAACATATAACCTTTTTATTCTTCAAAAATATAACAAATATACGAATAATTTACAATATAAGCAAACTTTATTTTGTATTAGTATTGTTTTATACCAACAAAATGTTGTTCTGCATCAAAATTAACCCAAGTTGTTTCGTTACCAAGTTGAACTGGTGAAGATTTAGTTGTAAGAGTTCCATCACCCAAATTACCTACGGTATTTCCACCCCAAGTCCATAGTGTGCCATCTGTTTTTTGTGCAAGTATTTGAGGCGGAGCTGATCCTAATATAGAAGTATTACCGATATTAACTTTTTGCCAATTTGTATCTATACCAATTTGTACTGGATTAGAACGATTGATTGCACGGTTGGTTTCAAATCCAGGTTCACCACTTTGATTACTTGCACCGGTAGTTAATACATATCCATTATTTTGAAGTAATACTGTATGTTGTTCACCGATACTGGCTGATACCCATGATGATAACGTGCCAACTTGTACTGGACTAGAACGATTTATTGTATTACCCAATCCAAGCATAGCAGATGTATTCAATCCCCATGCCCAAAGAGTTCCATTAGTTTTGATTGCCATAGTTGAACTACCACCAACCTCACCAGATGCCCAATTTGTTTCAGTTCCAATCTGAACTGGACTAGAACGTGATACAAGGTCATTTAATCCTAATTGACCAGCATCATTTTTACCCCATGTCCAAAGAGTTCCATCGGATCTAACTGCAAGCATATGATATGTTTGCATAGAAGGAAGACCACCTCCACCATCAGCAATAAAAGACCATGTTCTAGTGCCTATTTGTACTGGTGACGATGTGCTCAATGCATTGTTAGAACCGCGTTGTCCTTCACCCCCCCTACCCCAACTCCAAAGCGTTCCATCTGTTTTTAATCCAAATGCAGTCGCAAATATAGATCCAACTTTTGACCAATTAGTAAGTGTTCCAACTTGCACTGGACTAGATCTATTTACAGCATCACCCAATCCTAAACCCCCAAGTGCATTATATCCCCAACCCCAAAGTGTTCCATCTGTTTTAACAGCATGAGAATGGAGATATCCAGAACTCACTTCTTTCCAATTACTTAAAGTTCCAACTTGTACTGGACTTGAACGGTTTGTTGTATCATTAAATCCTAAATTACCAAATGCATTACCACCCCAAGAC